AGTATCACTAAAGCCAGTACCAACGTTAACGCGAATTCTACGGTCATTGTCTTCTCCTTCACAAATTATAGCACCCAACCGGCCTGCGTTGCGACCAGTACCTTCTTCAAATCCCACAATGTTGAGGTCAACCGTGATTGTGGGTTTCCATTTCATCCAGTAGTCGGTGCGTTTGCACAGGTACGGTGCATCCATGCTTTTGATCATGATGCCTTCAAAGCCACCCGCCACAGCGGCTTCGGCATAGCGTTGCATGATGTCATGCCCTTCGGCTGTGTCCAAATCCACATCCAAGCCGTTCATGATCTGCAAAGGACCATCTTCGGGCAATCGAGCCCTAGCACGTTCCAGTTGTTCAATGCGTTTGTGTTGTTGTGCATTGTAGTGACCTTCTTGAAAACTGCCGAGGGGCAAGACGTCAAAGATGTGATAGGTCATGCCTGTGGTCACTGCATTGCTTTTGCGATGCGCTTGCTTCATGAGCTTCTGAAAACTCTCGCCCACAATCTCGCCATCCAGCACCATGCGTTGATGTATTCTGTTGCCGCCGCCTTCGCCAGCTGTAAATTTTGTGCTGTGTTGGCGGATAGCATCCGCAATCTCAGGAAAGTTCTCAAACACTTTGCCATTGCGACTGTATAGTGTGACATCGCCATCTTCAATCACTGCCAACACACGCACACCATCCAACTTGCACTCCAGTCGCTTGATACCCTTTAGCTTTTTGGGTTGGTCTGTTGAGTCTTGTGCCAGTTGACAAGTAAACACAGGAATCCGCCACTCTGTTCGGCCCAAGACCTTGTTCAAAGTTTTCTCTGAGATACCACAGCGCAGGTCTTTGATCAACACACGTCTACAGAGATTGTTCCACTCTACGCTGTCAAAGCGTTTCATTGTTTCTAAGATAGCGTCTCGAGCACGATGTCCTGAGAATGATCGTGTGCGCAGACCTTCCAGTAAGCCCCAGAACACAGGCCAAGGATTTTCAGCATGCTCAATGCCCGAACTCTCGGGCACTTGTCGGACATGGAATGTGTAGTAGGGATTGTAGGCCTGGTAGCAGTTGAACAAGAAACACTGTGCATTGGCACTGCCCAACTTTGCGGCCATCAAGGCTTTTTCAATCACCTTTTCTTTGTGCAGTCGGCTATCACTGGATTCAAGATCTCTTATCCAATCGGCTGCCACAGTAATACCGTTGAATTGTTTGTGTGTGAAGTCAATGTCATTCATATATTTACAGGGTTACCATGATGAGTTATAGAATACTTTCAAACCCAAGAACATTTCTGCACGAGCCGCCTGGATGAATTTCAGATCACTAGGCTTGTAGTAGTCATCTGCTTCATTGCCAAAAAAGAATCCTGACGTTGCAGGCAGTTGATCGTTTTGCACTGCATACTCTAGTTCATCCAAGTCCTCGGCAGTGAGTTCCATTTCAATGCCGTTGAAGTTGTCTGCTTCGCGTAGTTCATTGCCTTCACGCTTGAGCCACAGTTGGGCCATCCATCCATGCAGGTTAGGATGTTTGCGCCAGTAAGCCAGTTCACGTGGCTTATTGACATTGGGATTGCGGTGTTCTTTGTGATCTGGATCCCACTCTGCGCCTTCGTAGAATTCGTTTTGTTGGCCTGCTCGGGCGGCCACGTATGCATACATATCCAATCCCATTATGCGGCCTCCAACATGTTGGCTGGCACCTTCCACAGCATCACACCGTCTTTGACCGTGACATACTTGATGGCAACCTTGGTCACTGTGCCTGTCACTGTCACACCACGCTTGGTGCTGTGAAACTTCACAGTGTCACCTTTGGTAAACGAGCGGATCTTCACTGCACGAAGCTGGGCACGAGCATACTGCACCGCATCATTGATGCTGTTGAGCTGTTCGTTTGAGAAATTGCTGAACATGATAGAAGTGTTGACTTCTTGAATTGTTGCGTATGTCATTTCGGGCTCCTTTTTGTTACAATATGTCCATATTATAGCATTTTGGCAATTATTGGTCAACCGCCAAAAAGTAATACTCAAGTATTACATGCTCCAGAATGATTCTGAGCTGGGTGAGCAGAAGCAAGGTGTGTTGACATCTTCTTCAAACTTTTCACCTGTCATGATGTTGGTCTTTTCGACCATGCGGGGTTGGTAGTGTTTGGTGTCTATAATGCTGAGATCAGCCACACTCCAACCTTCTTTGCGGCACAGACGTGTCCGTGTTGCACGGGCGGCACCAAAAGTTTTGTAAGCACGGGTAGGATGAGGACCATCTGAATGGATCATTCCAGTGCTTCGAACAATAATGTAATACATCTTGGACTCCTTTTTACTACAATAACTCTATTATATACAAAACGGAATTTTTGGTCAACCAAAATGTGAGCACTGCAATCACCAGCAGTTCTGCTACCGTAAACTTAGTACGATAGTATGCCTGTAATACTTTGTGTTTAAATTGGTTTACCCGGTTCATGCTGTTATTATAGCACTAGGGCAATTTTTGGTCAAGCAGTAAAAAGTATTACTTTTTTAGCCTATCAACGCCCGGGCTTGTGCGGGTGTGTATTCACTGCTACTCAGCGTGGCCTGCGGCGGCACTGCATCAGGTTGTTGAGGCACTGCATTGTCAATTTTCAAGTTGACAGCATTGAGTCCAGCAGTGTTGCGACCTTCACGTAGCGCACCCACCATGGCTTGACCATACTGGTTGGCAGTGTTGGCAATGCTTTCCAAAAATTCAGCGGCCATTCCTGTTTGTGTTTCTTGACCGTAGCCGGCAAGTGCAGGAATAAAAGCAGTGATAGGCAACTGTGCGCCGGCGGTGAGTGTGCTGTAGTTGATTGATGCCAGCGATTGAAATGTGGACTCATTGGCACTGTGTTTGGTCATTTCTGTCCAGGCAGTGTTCAAGGTGGCAGTAGCAGTGCCCATGGCAGTGATGGCTGTGCCGATGGCAGCATCAGCGGCTGTGACCAGGGCAGCAATGGCTGCATCGTATGTGGCATATACGCCTGCGGCTGACCCTGCCGGAATAGTAATAGTGGGCGGTGCACCGTATGTTCCAGACACAACATTTTTCATTCGAGAATAGATGTCATTGAGTGTGGTGAGTGTGCCAGCGGTGAGTTGAGCATTGATTGTGCTGATAACTGTGGACAGGTCAGTGTTGTAGGGAATGCCGGCTGCTGACCCAAAAAAGTCTGTGGTCAAAAATGTGCCATTGGGCCCTGATCCCAATGCTATGTTTGTGGCGTAATATGTGGCCACCGCAGCAGGCACAGGTGTGGTGGTGTTGGCAATCAAATCTAGGCCTTTCAAGGTGCCTAGTTTTCTACTGTAGACTGCGGTCTCCGCGGCTGTTTGTGCTAGTGTGGTCATTGCAATACCGCCGCTAGTTTGAGTGCCGATGTTCTAGTGATACCTTTGACTTGTTGGAATGCAATTTGCAGTGCGCGATTGGCTGCGGCATTGGCTGCAGGTATTATCTTGCTCAAGTCATCACACCCCACCGGTGTCAACACGCCCGAATTCAATATAGGAGTAATCACACTGTTTACATCGCCATTGACGTTGTATATCAACACAGGTCCATTGGGAGTGGGCAAGGTCAAACTTGAATAGCTTGTGGGGAATATTTTTACAGGATTCAACAGTTCACACATGGCTGCAATATTGGGCAAAGTGCAACCCAGTATATCCAGCACTTCTTGCAAAGCTGTGCCAGTGACTTCGCACAGGCCAGGATATGCTAGTTTTTGCAGTGTGTCAAAGGCATTTTGTGTAAGTCCATCAGGACTGAACAAACTTTGCACGTTGAGGTTCACAAGGTCAGCAATGTTTTGATCAGTTAATCCCTGTGCTTTCAACGCCGCGGTCACTGCTGGGGTTGATCCGTTGAGCATGTTTCCCTTGGCGGCCAATTGATTTAACAATGCTGCCGGGGTGCCAAATATGTCAACATTTTCAAGACTGAACAACTCACCACAGGCTTCAAGATCAGCACCAAATGCTGGAAATGCCAAATTGACCTTGGCAATGTCACCAGTGATCAAGTTGTTCATGTTGGAGAATGTAGGACCAAGATAATTGTTGCTGTTGACATTTACTGCACTGTTGATCACATTGTTGGTCAACGCAATATAACCTTGTGCCGCACCAAACGCCTGTGCAAATTTGCTAAAGTCTCCTGACCCCAATTGGGTGCTGGCTGCTGTGGTAATTGTAGTGGCATAGCCTGCGTTGCCCACAGTCCAGGACACATTGCTAGGCACACTGTCGCCCAGGGCAGGACAGTAGTTGCCTGCAACATTGGCTCCCAGAGTTTTGAGATTGGCTATTGTGCCTGCGCTGATTGCCAGTCCCACATTGCTTGTGGCCTGGCCTATGGTGTAGATCAAGTTGGCTATGGGTGCAAGAGCATTGTAGCTGGTAATGTTGTTGGCCAATTGTGTATTGGCTGTGATGGCATTGCCAGAATAGAAACCCACACCTGCTGTGAGCTGTAAGGGTGTTGCTGTTGACTCTGCCATTATCCTGCTCTCACTGTGCTGGAACCTGCCACGCGACTGTGTCCACAAGTGTCTGCATCACCATCACGTATTACAGATTTCCCGCCAGCTCGTACTGTGCCCGAGCCACCTGAAGTCACTGCCGAACAATGTATGCCGCAACCGGGTTGTCCACAGCAGGGATGTGGGGTCACAGATATACCAGGCACAACAATGGGGCGACCATTCACACGCACCGAGGCCACACCTGAAGTGTTGACACCTCCCGAGCTGTTTGGATCACCTTGTCGTTGTGCTGCTGGCATGTTATCCCATTAAGATTTTACTGCGCACAGGTTTGATACCTGTTGTGGCTTCCAAATAACTGTCCCCAACGTCTTCACGCACAGGAGCAATCATTGCCACACTAGATATATTTACCGTGACTTCTTGCTCAGGATCTGCGGTGAACAAACTGTTCATTAACTGTATACCTTGCTGTCCGGGCACCACTGCAACAGGCTTGCTCAGGGTGAGAGTACTGCTGTCAAATGCTGTGACTTTGGCCACAATCTCTTCACCATAGCCCATGCGCATGGTGTATGTTTTTCCTACTTCAAC